GGCGCCCCCGCCGGCGGGGTTGTCGGGCTGGCGCGCCCCCCCCCCCCCCCCCCCCTTTTTTTTTCGTCACTCCACGCGCCCCTTCGTGCCGAGGAGCGAGGAGTGCGGGACCGTCACCGTGACCACGCCCGGCGGCGTGTCGTCGGCGGCGCCATCGAGCACCTTGGCGAGGCGGGCGACCTGCTCATGCGTCTTCAACACGATCTGCACGAGCGCGTCCTGACTGTCGCGCACGGCCTGCAGCTGCGCGGGCGTCTGCCGGCCCTTGAGCAGGTTCAGGACCTCGGCGCGCGTGGTCGTCGAGGCGTCGTGGAACAGCTGCGCGACCTGCAGGTCCTCGTGATTGAGCGGCGGACTCGCGGTCGTCCCGTGATACGGGTCCTGCTCGGCGCGGAGGCTGGCGAGGGACGTGCCCAGTGCGTGGGCGATGGCGTCGATCGACGCCTGCCGCACCGGGCGCTGCCCGTATTCGACGGCCTGCAAGGTCGCCGTCGACACCCCGGCCATGTCGGCCAGTTGGGCCTGATGGAGTTTCCGTTCCGCGCGGAGGCCCTTCAGGCGAGCGCCAATCCGCTCGCGCAGCGCAGCATCCACATACGTATCATACGAGAGTTGCAACATCACCGGGGGCGGCACGCCGTCACTATTACAGACAATTTTAGCGAAGTCTGCCTGAAAAACTACTAGTTCGCAAAATCCCTCTCCGGGGCCGAGTTAGCCCCTTGCGCAGATGTGGAGCCGGTCCTATAATGCCTAACTTAGTTCTGTATGACGCTGAAAACTGCCCGGAAACTTAAGGGTCTCACCCAAAAAGAGCTGGCCGACCGGGCCGGGCTCGATGAGGCGACGATCTCGCGGTTGGAAACGGCGCGGCAGCCGTATCGGACGTCCTACTACGAAACGATCGTCCGCATTGCGCGGGCGGGACTGGGCATCGAGCCCGAAGAACTGTTTCCGATCACGTTCGAGGCAGAACGCGAGACGGCCGCGGCCGCAACCGCGGCCGTCCGCTAACCACGACCGCACCGATGGAGGGTGCAACGCATGGCTGACCACACGATACCAGAAGCGCCGATCATGGCGCGCGACGAGCGGACCAGCGGGCCCGCGGCGCCCGACGGCCTGCACGCCGCCGTCTGCGTCGACGTCATCAACCTCGGCCAGGTGCCGACCGCCTTCGGCCCGAAGTACCGCGTGAAGGTCGTCTGGCAGCTCGGCGAAGTCGACGAGACCAGCAAACGCCGCTACCTTGTCTCGCGCGTCTACACGAACAGCCTCAATCAGAAGGCGACGCTGCGCCGCGATCTGGAGAGCTGGCGCGGGAAGGCGTTCACGGCGGAGGAGCTGACCGGGTTCAATCTGCTGAAGCTCCTCGGCGCCAACTGCCAGCTGCAGACGATCGCGGCGCTGAAAGACGGCGGGCAAACCTACGCGAACGTCGTGGGCGTCGTGCCGCCTGTGCGCACGTCGCCGAAGCTCGTCGCGCAGGACTACGTGCGCGTCGTCGAGCGCGCGCAGCCGCGTGGCAACCAGCCGCTCAACGGGGAGGCGGTGAACCGTGTCCCCTTCTAATCTCGTGCGCTTCGAGCATCCGCTCATCGTCCCGGCGGCGCCGGCCCGCCCGAAGAAGGCGCGCCGGCACGACACGCAGGACGGGCGCTTCTACTTCATCGAGGACAGCGAGGGCCACGAGCACAAGCTCCCCAGCGTCACCACGATCGCCGGCGCCATCAACAAGCCGGCGCTCGTCGGGTGGGCGGCCAATCAGGAGCGCGCGCTCTGCATCGAGGCCGCGACCGCGCTCTACGCCGACGCCGCGACGCTGCCGCATCAGCTCCCGGCCGCCGGCTATCAGCTCTCGCTCGAACAGCGCATCGGGCATGTGAAGGCGCACACGCGCGCCCGCGACAAGGCCGCGGACATCGGCACCCAGACGCACGCGCTCATCGAGTGGACGCTGAAACAACAGATCGGCCACCCGGTGGGCCCCGAGCCCGCCGTGGTCGACGCCGCGCAGTGGGCGTTCATGGCGTGGCAGGACTGGACAAAGACCGTCGACCTCAAGCCGCTCTTCATCGAGACGGTGGTCTACGATCTGCGCCGGTCGTATGCCGGCACCGTCGACCTGATCGCGCTCGTCAACGGCCGCGAGACCGTGATCGATGTGAAGACCGGCAAGAAGGTCTACGGCGAGGCGCGCCTGCAGAACGTGGCGTACCGCGCGGCGCTCGTCGAGATGGGGCACAGCGACCGCCCGCCGGCCGGTCTGATCGTGCGACTGCCGAAGACGGTCGACGACCCGGCGTTCGAGGTCGTTGAGGTCGAGGCCGTGCCGGCGCTGTTGCCGACGTTTCTCGCGGCGCGCGTCGTGTGGGACTATCTCGACGCGGAAGATCAGGCGTATCGCAAGACCCGACGCAAGACGAAGCCGACGACCGACACCGAGGTCGCGACCGTGACGGTCCCGCACCACGGCGTGACGTACTATCACGACCCGTTTCCCTTCTGATCCGTTGAGTCGCCACGGCGCGCTTGCGCCGGCCGGCTAATTCGCGCGCGCGGTCGCCCGACCGTGCGCGCTTCACGCTCAACGAGACGCGATGTTGTCCAGCCATCGCGACCGCCCGCCGCGCTTCTGGCGCTGCTGGCTCGGCGACCACGATCCGTACCTCACCCTGCGGCGCACGAGCGGCGGCACGATCCACCGTCCCGCCACGATCATCTGGCGCTGCCGGCGCTGCCAGCGTGAAGTGGGCCGCTCGACGTACCTGCCCCCGAGGCCCGCATGACCGCCATCAGTCGCTACCGCAAAATCTACACGCGCCTCTGGAGTAATCCCGAGATGCGCAAGCTCGATCTGGTCGACAAGCTCATCGCGATCTACCTGCTGACGACGCCGCAGGCGAACCGGCTCGGGTTCTATCGCTTCTCGCTCGCGCTGGCGGCCGAGGACATGGGCCTGCCGATCGAGATCCTCGCCGACCGGCTGCCGCGCGTGCTGACCGCCTTCGAGTGGCTGCACGACCCCGCCGCCGGCGTGATCTGCATTCCCTCGTGGTTTGTCTGGAACCCGCCCGAGAACGAAAACGTGCTGCGCGGCGCGCTGCGGGACCTGACCGAGGTCCCCACGACGCCGCTCTACGAGGCGTTCCAGGCGTCGGTCGAGCTGCTCCCGAAGCCGTGGCAGGAAACGTTTCGCCATGGTTTGGCGAACGTTGCGCGACGGTTTCGGCAACGTTCCCCAAATCAGTAACAGGAACAGGAACAGGAGCAGGAACCAACAGGAGCAAGACAGGTACGGCGTGTGGAAATTGTGGAAATGTGGAAAACCCGAGGCGCCGGCGATCGAAGAGGGCTGAAAAAGGATGAGGTGTCGTGTCGCACCGGCCACGTGGGACCGGTCGTGCGGACGGTGATCGTCCACGAGGACTGCGTGAACGAAGACGAGCTGTGTCAGACGTGCGGACAGGTGTTCGCGACGGTGAGCTGGCGTCGCGACGCGTGGAACACCCGGCAACACCAACTCCTGCTCCCGCTGAAAGGACACCGACGATGACGATCCTCCGCTGGTTCTACCACCACGTGCTGCAGCTCGACCCCGACCTGACCGAGCTGCCGCCGCCCACCGGCTGCCAGTACGCGCTGTTCTTTGATCCGCTCCACGACGACGAGCCGATCAACGGCTCCGGGTTTCAGGCCATCGTCACTAACAGCGACGGCACCGTGAGCTTCCAGACCAACGGCAGCCAGTACCTCTCGCAGGAGCCGGGCCAGAAGGGCGTGTTTCATCTCGCCGGGGCGATCGGGCCCTACGAAAAATTCGGCCAGGTGGGCAACATCGTGACGAGCTGGACGCGCCCCGCCTCCGGGGACCCGATCTACAGCTACGTGCTCGGCCGGCTGCCGAACGCCGCGTGACGCCATGAGTCACGTGCTGTACTTCACGGGCGAGACGGCGCGGCCGCGCGCGCCGCTGACGCCGCGGACCCCGCTCCCGCCCTTCGACCCCGACACGACGGACCCCGACACCGGCGCGCCGCTGCCGGTCTGGACGACGCTGCGCGAGCAGCCGCCCGCGAAAGCGGACGTGAGCTGGTGGCGCGGGGATGCGTGGGGCGTGACGATCCCCGGGCTGCCGTTCGTCAACGGCGGCGCGAGCGGGCCGGCGCAGGACCGCGTGCTGACCTACTTCCTCGGGCGCTACGGCCGCGACTGGGAAGAGAAAATCCTCGAACAGCATCAACGCAACGGCTACACGCACATCTCGCTCTCGCCGCAGGACGAGTTTGCGAACGGCATGAGCGAGGACGCCTACGTCGCGATGGCGACGCGCTGCAAACAGGCCGGCCTCTTCGTGCATCACCTGATGCGATCGAAGCTCTACACGGGCAACCCGCCGGATCTGGGCGCCGCCGACGCGTTGATCAATCGCCTGCTCGCCGCCGGCGTGCTGGACGTCGAGACGCCCGCGTGGGAGATGAACTACTGGTCGCCGGAAGACGTGCGCGCGATGATCGATCACGACGCGGCGCTGATCGGGATGCGCTGCCGCATCATGATCCACTTCTACCCGCACTACATCAGCTGGCAACCGAACGACCAGACGCCCACCGACTTCTGGCAAGCGAACTACGGCAAGGTCGACGGCGTGCTCTATCAATGCGACCCAGGCTGGTCCGCCGGCATGATGAACGCGCGCGCGAACGACTGTCTCGATCGGCTCGCGCCGGGCGGGCTCTGGGGCCTCGGCGACAGCGGGCGCGGCCACCCGATCGACTTCACGGTCTGGGAGACGATCGCAACGAAACAATTCAACAACGACGTCGACGGCGATGGTCGGCTCGCCGATGAGGACATCGGGAACCTCAAAGGCTACGAATGCACGTGTTCGCCGGGGCGGATGACCGTGAAGGGCTTCGGCAACGGCGGCCGGCGGCCCGATGGCACGGCACTGTGAGGAGACGATGCCTGTATTTGAGATCGTGATCATCGAGAAACCCACGAAAAAGCAAGCGGAGGACGGCGCGATCGAGCGGTTGGTGCTCGGGCCGAAGGCGGTCGTCGCGAAGGACGGGCAGGCGGCGGCGATCGGCGCCGTGATGGGCGAGGGCATGCCCAAAGACCTCGACCTGACGCGGGTGGACGTGTTGATCCGCCCTTTCAGCGCCTGACCGTGCCCGCGCCACAACGGTCAGCACCGAATCAGGCGCAGCAGATGGAACCGGCGCACGCCGAGTGGCTGAAAGCAGTGCAGCACGCCAACCAGCTGCGTGCCGAGCAGGACGAGTACGGCCACCAGCGCCTACTCGCCAACTACACCGCGCAACCGTGGCAACCGGTGAACGTCACCGGCACGGCGCCGGTGACGAACTACAGCGCCGCGACTTTAACGACCACGAGCCGGGGGTGAACCATGAAGGGCTATGCCATCCGCATCACGTGGCGCGACGGGAAACAGAACTGGCTGCAGGACCCGCTCCCGCACACGACGATCGCGCTCTTCCCGTCGCACAAGGCGGCCGTGGAGCGGCGCTTCGAGCTGGAGCAACATCCGGCGTCGGCCGCCCACGTGCGGGCGTTCGACGTCGAACCGTATCCGCGGACGCGCGCATGAGCCGCGGCACAGGCAGTCACGCGCGCCGGGTGGCGGCGCTGGGAAACGGTGGCCCGGCCCCGGCGTCGCCGTGTGCCGTGCCAGCCGGCGCGCGTGACCGCACCAGTCGCCCCGAGCGGCTCGATGCGCGCGTGGCATGGTTGCGGAAACGGCCGGCGCTGGTGGACCTACTGCCCGGCCTCGACGACGAGGTGACCGTCGCGCGCGCGGTGGAACTGGCACGGACGCGGACGAGTATGGTCGAGCACGGGCTCTACGCACCGACGGCGCGGCGGGTGGACGTGAGTCACTCGATCCGGGCGATCGTCAGCGCGCTCAGGGAGGAGGCCCATGCCCCGACTGACCGCTGAGGCGCGCGCCCGCCTGCAGGCGATGCGCGTGGGGGTGATGCAGGTGTTCGCGGAGGAACACGCGCGGCTCGATGAAGGCATCGCCGTCGCCGCGCAGGTGCTGGTGGACATCTGCATCAGCGCCCGCCAGGCGCCGGAACTGGCCGACTCCATGGCGGACGAGATGCACCGCTACGCGCGCAAGCTGGAGGCGCTCGCCGACTGCCGGCCGGAAGACATGCTGGCGGTGGTGGAAACGATCGCTGATGATCAGCCCGAGGACCCTCATGCCCGATCGCACTGAGCAGACCGCGGCCGGCACACAGGTTGGCTGGTTTCTGAAGGCGCCGCCGCCCGACGTGTTCGAGGCCTTCGCCGAGGACCCGAGCCTGCTCGATGTGATCCGCGGCGAGCTGAAACGCCGGCTGCAGCGGACGCTCGGCCCGACCGGCACGTATCCGGCCGGGCAGCTGAATCCGGCCGACGAGGGCGGCCTGCAGATCGGGATCAAGGCCGAGGGCGGCATAGTCCTGCTGCTCTTTGGCGCGACGATCAGCTGGCTGGCGCTCCCGCCGGAACAGGCGATGGCGGTCGCACAGGCGCTGATGGCGGCGGCGCACACCGCGCAACAACGGGGCGGCACACGGCAATGACTGACGACCGCATCGAGAAGATCCGCCCGTCGCGCAAGCGCGTGCCCGTCCCGCTCGATGACGCGTACCTGCCGCTCGGCGAGCTGGCCGTCTACAGTGGGCTCTCGCTCTCGAAGCTGCAGATGTACCTGACCGACCCGGTCCATCCGTTGCCGCACTACCGGTTTGGATCGAAGATCGAAGTGCGGCGGTCGGAGTTCGACGAGTGGGCCCGCCACTACCGGGTCGAACGGCCGGCGCTCGACGTCGAAGCCGACATTGATGCGCGCATTGCGGGGCAGCGATGAACAATCCTAGGATTGTGCTAGACTGGGGTCTGCCGCGATGGAGGCGGCCGACATGCACATCGCCAAAGGCATCTCCTACACCTTCGACCAGGGCCGCGGCCGCTGGCGGATTTACTTCAATCTGCGCGGCTGCCGCTGGACCGAAGAGCATCCGACCGAGCAGCTCACCAAGACCTACGCCGAGGCGTACGCGCGGCGCGTGGCGAACGGCGACGACATCCGCCCGATCGACAAGCGCGACGCCGGCCCGATGGCGCCGGCCGGCACCGTGCGCGCCGTCTACCCCGAGTGGCTCGCCGACATCGCCGCGACGGGCGGCGGTGTCGTCTCGACGAGCGCGACGTTCTACGCGATTCAGTTCGAGCAGCACATCCTGCCGGCGCTGGGCGACGAGGACGTGGCCGGGCTCACCCGCGGGCGCTGCAAGGAGTTTGTGCGCGCGCTCACGAAGAAAAAGAAGCACGGCGGCGGCCGCCTCGCCGCGGGCACGCGCACGGCGATCTGCGCCGCGCTCTCGGCCTTCCTGTCGTGGTGCCGCGATAACCCCGAGGCGCGGCCGTATCTCACCGGCCTCAACCCGATGTACAAGCTGACGAAGTTTGCGCACGACCAGCACGAAGTCACCGAGCCCCACCTCGCGTGGACGGCCGCCGAAGTCGACCGCCTGCTCGCGGCGTGCCTGAGAGACGAGCCGTTCTGGTATCCGCTGCTCTTCGTCGCGCTGCGCACCGGCCTGCGCAAAGGCGAGATCGTCGAGCTGCGGCGCGACAAGGACTTCCGCACCGCCGACCATCTGCTCGTCCAGCGCCAGTATGTCGATCAGGTGCCCCAGACCTACACGGCGCACGGCCGGCGGCTCGTCGCCGAGAAGGACTTCGACGCCTCGCGCGTCCGCGTGCCCAAGGGCAAACAGCTGCGCAAGGTCTGGCTGGACCCCGAGGTGCAGACGGTGCTCGCCAAGCACGACGCGAGTGAGCGGGCGCGCGCGCTGCGCAGCGGCCTGAAGCTGCCGTCGCTCGTGTTTGTCGGGCCGCGCTTCGGCCGGGTCTCGATCGGGCATTTCGTGCAGCGTGTGCTGAAGCCGCTCTGCGAGCGCGCCGGCGTGCCGACGACGTCGAGCTTCCACACGACCCGGCACACCTACGCGTCGGTGCTGTTGATGGCGGGTGAGGATCTGGAATGGGTCAGCCGACAGCTCGGCCACAAGGACATCTCGACGACCGAGACGGTCTACCGGCATGTCCTCGACGACAGCCGGCGCGACACCGAGCGCGTGGCGCGCATCGCCAAGGCGTGGACGGTCGCGCAGGCGAAACCCCGCGCGGTCGCCGGGCGGGAGGACGCGTGATCCCGCGATTCCGTCACCCAACCGTCACCCAACCCGTCACCCACTCCTCTCGGTGGTCGAGGGGAGTGGTAGGTAACTCCTGCGGGGACAGGCGGTTGCGGTCTCGTGAGTCGCTAATGGCCGGATTAGAAGAATTTAACCCGCCATGCAAAAACATTGAGCAATTTAGGGCCGTTTTTTCACCCAAACCCCTCAAAACCCCACATTTCATCACCCAACCACATCGTCTTGGTGAGCTGTTTCACGTGAAACCGCGAGGCGAAAGTGCTGCCCGCTGCGCGAGGCGCGTGTGAGTGGTGACCCGATGGCCGCGGCGCCCGACGATCGCGCGCTGCAGGCCCGCGTGGACCGCGCAGAGCGTCTCCTGCGTGACGTCCGCCACGAACTGGACGAACTGACGGCCGACGCCGGCGCGCTCGCGCTGGCGCTGCACGAAGTTCTCACTCGACTGGCGCGGCTCGACCGCCTGCTGCGCCGCCTCGACGCCCCCTGACGGGCAGCCATGCCGGCGTGACGCTCGGCAGCCTGTTCGCCGGCATCGGCGGCTTTGACCTCGGCTTTGAGCGGGCCGGGTTCACCGTCCGCTGGCAGGTTGAACGTGACGCGTACTGCACCCGCGTCCTTGCCCACCACTGGCCCCACGTCCGTCGCTACGGCGACGCGCGCGGCGTGGACTGGACCGCCGTCGAACCAGTTGACGTTGTTTGCGGCGGCTTTCCCTGTCAGCCGCACGCCCTCATTGGTCGACGACTGGGCGCCGCCGACCCCCGCGACCTCTGGCCCGAGTTCCGCCGATGTGTTCGCGCGCTACGACCCCGCTGGGTCGTGGCTGAAAACGTCGCAGGGCTGCTCTCAGCTGATGCTGGACGGTTCTTTGGAGACCTGCTCGGGGACTTGGCCGCGAGCGGGTATGACACGGAGTGGGATTGCCTACCTGCGTCCGCCATTGGCGCCAATCACCGACGAGACCGGGTCTGGCTTCTGGCCTACCGCGAGCGCCCGGGACTGGAAGGACACGCCGGGCATGGCGATGACGGCGACCAACCCCGACGGCTCGACACGGACGCGCACCGACCAGCTGCCGCGCGCTGTTTACGCGCGCCAGGGCCCGACGCTGAGCGCAGCGGCTGGTGGGACGTTGAACCCCTCGTGGGTCGAGTGGCTCATGGGGTTCCCCATCGGATGGACCGCCTGCGCACGCTCGGGAACGCCGTCGTCCCGCAGCTCGCCGAATGGCTCGCCCGCCGCATCCTCGCCGCGGAGGCCCCATGAAGGTTGAGTACTACCCGCTGACGCCGGCGGCGTGGGAGGCCTGCCGCCAGCTGCGCGGCGAGGCGGACGCGCTCGCCGAGCGGTTGATCGATGTGCTCGACGAGCAGCCGATCGTGGTAGGCGGGCTCGCGCTCGTCCGCACCTTGGACGCGTATCTCACGACACTGGTGTCGACGCTGGAGCAGGCCGGCGTCGAGGTGGGGCCGGCGCCCAAGGACCTGCACGCCGAGCTGATGCGGCTCGGCGCGTTCCTGCTGACGCAGGGCACGACGGAGGCGCCCTCCGCATGATCCTCTTTGTGTCAGGCGCGACGGAGAGCATCAAACGCTACACCCGCAACCAAGTGGGCGTGCTCGTCGTGCCGGCGGCGCGCAACCGCCCCGAGACGCTCCAACTCCAGCCCGGCAAATGGGCGATGGATAACGGGGCGTATTCCGGGTTCGAGGCCGCGGCGTTTGTGCAGATGCTGGAAGACTTCCACGGCGCACCGGGGTGTCGCTTCGTCGCCGCACCCGATGTGGTCGCGGACGCACACGCCACGCTCGCGCGCTGGCCGTTCTGGTCGCGGGTGATCCGTGGCGTCGGGTTTGGACCCGCACTGGTCGCGCAGGACGGCATGACCCCGGCGGACATTCCATGGTCGGAGGTAACAGCCGTCTTCATTGGTGGCTCGACCGAATGGAAATGGGGCCCGATCGCGCGGGGCATCATCGGGTGTGCGAAAGCGCGCGGCGTCTGGGTTCACATGGGCCGCGCCTCGACCCGGAAGGCGCTCTTTGAAGCGGCGCGCCTCGGAGTGGACTCCTTCGACGGCAGCGCCTTCTCGCGCTGGCGAGACCGGATGGACGAGGGCGTGCGCTGGGCGGCTGATGCCCAACAACAGAACTGGTTGCCCTTGTGATCTACAAAGTGCTGCTCGACGCGCATTCGACCACGTGGCACGCCTACGGGCGCACGTGGGTCGGCCAGGCGGACACAGAAGCCGAAGCCGTCGCGAAAGCCGCGGCACCGTATGTCGGCATGGTCGTGCAACGCGTGAGCGTGGAACCAACGACCTCCGAGGCGCTGGCCCGGTTTGACGCGCTGCGCGCCGCGAACCGGCGCTGGCAGGCGAACACGCAGCGCGGCGTCCCGAATCGCCGAGGGGACCTATGAGCACCTTCCTGCGCGTCGCCGACCACACCAGCCCGCCTTGCGCCTGTGTCGACTGCACGCAGGCCGGCATCACCGACCGCCCGGTCATCCGCGACCCGGTGACCGGCGCGTGGCTGCACGGCTACCCGCTCAAACGCTACTGGGTCGCCGCCGACGAGGCCCTCGACCGGATCAGACAACAGCTCAGCTCAGGAGGCCGCCATGCCCGCCCGCACCGAGAAGCAGCGCCGGTTGTTCGCCATCGCGGAACATCACCCGGAGATCCTCTACGCGCGCAACCGCCGGCTGGCGGAGCTGCCGCGGAAAACCCTGCGGGACTTCGCGACGACCAAACCCCGCCGCGCCGGCTCCACGTCCCGCCTCAGCGACTACGCGAGCTGATCGCGACCCTCTGCGGACAGGAGCCCGACGGCTTGACCGACGTGGACCCCGACCAATGACCGCGCGCCAGCACCGCTTCGTCGAGGAATACTGCCTCATCTGGAACGGCACGCAGGCCGCCATCAAGGCCGGCTACGCCGAGGCCGGCGCCTATCAGGAAGCGTATCGCCTGCTGAGAAATGCTGAGATCCGCGCGGCCATCGCCGAGCGCCAGCTGCGCATCGCCGAGGCGGCCGAAGTCAGCGGCACGCGCGGCCTGCTGGAGCTGAAGCGGATTGCGTTCGCCGACCCGCGCGCCATCTTCGACGGCGCGAACCTCAAGCGGCCCGACCAGCTCGACCCGGACACCGCGGCGGCCATCGCCTCGATCGAGGTCGTCACGCGCAACCTCGGCGAGGGCGAGGTCGAGTACGTGAGCAAGGTCAAGTTCCACGACAAGCTGCCGGCGGTGCTCGCGGTGTGCCGGCGCACCGGCGTGCTGCTGCCGGAGACGACGAAACCGCCCGAGGAGGGCGTGCGCCGCGTCATCTTCGAGTATGCCGATGCCGACCAGCCGAGCAACAAGACGGGGATCTGATGACGCTGGCCGTCGAGCCGTCGCACGTCATGAGCTGGCGCGGGCCGATCGCCGCGTTCATGCGCGACCCGACCAGGCTGATCGATCTGGAGGGCGCGTTCCGCTCGGGCAAGACCACGGCGTGCCTCTGGAAGGTGCTGCGCACGTGCGACGCGCATCCCGGGATGCATTGGCTGATCTGCCGCTACTCCGACCGCGACACGCGCACGATCCTGAAGCCCATGTGGCGCGAGGTGCTCGCCGCCGCCGGTGTCGTCTACCGCTGGAACAGTCGCGAACTGTGCGACGAGCTGCCGGGCGGGACGCGCATCTACATCTTCGGCCTAAAGGCGGTCGACAAGGCGGCGCGCTACGCCAAGTTTCGCGGCCTCACGCTCGGCGGCATCTACAACGACCAGACCGAGGAGCTGCCGCATGATGTGTTCTTGGAGCTGGCCTGCCGGCTCTCGCAGGTGGGCGTGCCGCAGCAGGCGCTGTTTTCGCCGAACCCCGCCGACGAAAATCACTGGCTCAGCAAGACCGAGTTCCCGGCCGACAACCGCATCGCCGACCGCAAGTACTACTCGCTCTCGGTCTACGACAACGCGCACAACCTCGCGCTGGAGACCATCCGCAACCTCGAACGGCTGTATCCGCCGGGGCACGCCAAGCACCGCAGCGCGCTCCTCGGCCTGCGCGGGCTCAACGTGATCGGCACGCCCGTCTACGCCGGCTACTTCCAGCGCGCCCTGCACGTGCGCGCGTGTCCCTACAATCCGCACCTGCCGCTCTACGAGGCGATCGACTTCGGCAAGCATCATCCGGCGATCGTGTGGGCGCAGTTTCCAGCGACCGGCGGCATCGAGTTCCTTGGCGGGCTCGTCGGGCAGGACCTGTTCCTCGAAGACTTCGCGCCGCTCGCGCTCCAGTACCGGCAGCAGTGGTTCCCGCGCATCGTCGCGCTGCACACGTGCTGCGACCCGGCCGGCACGCACAACAACAGCCAGGGCGTGCGCCTCAACGGCCTGCAGGTGCTCAAGCAGTACGGCTTCGCGCCCGTCTGGAAACCGAACAGCAACGCGCCCGACGTGCGCCTCGCGATGATTGAGCGGCTCGGCGCCTACATGCGCCGCCGCACGGCGACGGGCGAGGCCTTCGGCATCGAGCGCGACCGGGCGAAGTGGTTGCGCCTGTCCGCGCAGGGCGTCGACGAGTGGGCGTTTCTCGCCGACGGCTTCGAGGCCGGCTACGTGTGGAGCGAACACGTCGTGTCGGTCGGCAGCAAGCAGCTGCGGCAGGCCTTCAAGGACGGCTGGTATGAACACGGGCAGAACGCCGCCGAGTATCTGGAGCTGAACTTCGGCAGCGCGCAGCTGACCGAGGTGGAGAAGGCGGCGGAAGCGCGCCGGGAAGAGCAGCGACAGAAGGACCGCGCCGCGGCCCGCGGGTTGGGGCCGAGCGGCGCCGACAGCTGGATGGGGTGAACCATGACCGACTACGACCACACCGTCGCGCTCATCGCGGGGCAGTTGAGCGCGGCCGACGAAAACTTGCAGGCGAATGACGCCGTGGCGCAGGCGCGCGCCATCGTCGAGGCCGTGATCCGCACCGAGCCGCGGCCACCGGACCCGCCGCATGATCTCGTCACCGATCACCTGCAGGACGCGATCAACGCCGCGGCCGTCGGCGCCACGCTCTGGCTCGACTGCGCCCTCGTCGAGCCCGGCCCGATCACGATCAGCAAAGGGATCACGCTCATCGGCGCCGAGGACGTGGGCCCGCAGCCCTCGACCATGCCCATGCCGACCCTCGCCGGCGGCCTCACCGTCACCGGCACGCACGTGACCCTGCTCGGGCTGGAGATCCGCAAGACGCAGGACGCGACCGACGTGGTCACCCTGACCGGTGACACCATCACGCTCGCGTCCTGTCGCATCCTCGGCGACCCGGTGCGCGGCAACAAGCGCGGCCTCGCCGCCAACGCCCCGCGCATCACCCTCCGCAACTGCCTCGTCGACTACTGCTTCGCGAAGGGACAGGACTCACAGGCCGTCTGCGGCTGGGATAACACGATCCAGCTCACGATTGAGGACTGCTGGCTCGCCGCCGCGAGCGAGGTGGTGATGATTGGCGGGAGCGACGCCCAGAACGAGGCACGCCAGCCGGCCGGGTTCACGATGACCGGCTCGACGCTGACGAAGCGGCCCGAGTGGCGCAACGCCGGCCTCGCCGTCAAGAACCTCTTCGAGCTGAAGAACTGCATCGGCGCGCGCGTGACCGGCAACACGCTGGAGCACTGCTGGGCCGACGGGCAGGACGGCTATGCGATCGTGTTCACGCCGCGCAACCAGGGCGGCAGCAATCCGTGGGCGACCGTCGCCGACGTCCTCTTCGCCGACAACACCATCCGCCACGTCTGCACCGGCATGAACCTGCTCGGGACCGACTATCCGAACCCGAGCGGCGTGATGCACCACGTGGAGATCCGCGACAACGTCTTCGAGGATGTCGATTGCGTCACCTACGGCAGCACGCGCGGCCCCGGCAGTAACAAGACGATCCTGCTCGGCGCCGGCATTCAGCAGCTGGTCATCGCCGACAACCACTTCGCGCCGTCCGCCCACATGGGCTACGGGCTCTACTTCTACTCGACGCCGTGCGTCGACGTCGACGTCGTCGACAACGCCTTCCCGAATCCGGTCAAGTACGGCACGGTTGGCGGGGACGGCGTGGCGGCGGGGTCGGCGGCGTGGACGCGTTACGTGACCAGCGGGACCTACGAGGGGAATACCCCCTGACCGAGGCTGATGGAGGCCCATGATGAATCGCACGATCACCGCCGCGGAGGCCGCTCGACGACTCCGTCTCCCGCTCTCGAAGGTTCACACGCTCGCCGCGGGCGGGGCGCTGCAGGACCTGAAGCCGCACGACCCGCGGGCGAGCAAACACTACGCGGCGTTCGACTCGAAGCAGGTCTCGCGGGTCAAGCTGGAGCTGAACGGCTGCCGGCACGAACGGTTCTCGAAGTACTTCATGGAGGACCTCTGCAACCGCCTGCACGGCATCCCGCAGCAGGTCGCCCTGCCGGTCCACCAGGCGGCGCCCGCCGTGGCGAAGCCCAAGCCAAAACCGAAGCCGGCGCCGCCGCAACCGCCCCCGCCGCCGCCGGCGCCGGCCGAGCCGACGCCCGCGCCCCCGACGTCCATCGAAGCCAGCGGGTGGGTCTATGGCGGCCTCCTCGCCAAGCTCGATCTCCTCGGCAAACTGGAGGAGCGGCAGGCGCGCACCGAAGCGAAGGTGGACGCGCTGCGGCTCGAAGTGGCCGCGCTCTACCAGCTCTGGAAATGAGCGGTTGACACAATCATAGGATTGTGTGCTACACTCGAGTGGTCGGTCGGCGCCGCACACGCCGGTCGACAACCGAGCCGCGATGGAGGCGGCCACACATGGCACACACCCCGACCGACGACCTGATCGCCCTGCTCCTGATGCCCTACTGCAGCTTCTGCCGCGAGCGGCTCGGCCCGCACGTGGTCTTTGGCGCCGGCACGCGCTACTGCTGCGTCGGGTGCGCGGAGGACCACGACGCGCAGATGGCCGAGGACCTGCGCACCCCGTCCACTGATCGCAAGCTCGCCAGCGCCGGAGGGGACCGATGATGCTGCACTTTACCTGTCCCTCGTGCGCGTCAAAACTGGCCGGCATCGAGCCGGCCGGCGTCGCGACGCAAGTGGTCCGTCGCACGTGCCGCCACTGCGGGGAACGGTGGCAGCTCGTCGTGACGCCGCTCACCGTCCGCGAGGACCTGCGCATGGACCGCGCGACGTTTGCGTTCCTCGGACGACGGGAGGCCCACTGTGACGCACACTGACGACACGATGCACACCTGCCCGCACTGCGGCTCCGAGATGCTCGCGTGGCAGCAGGGCGACCATCAGTGCGCCGAAGGCCTCGCGGAGCTGATGAAGACCGGCATCCGCGCCGACATCGCCGCCGGGACCATCCCGGCGGCCGTCGGCAGTTTTGCGGCGCTGCACGACTACGTGGACGCGAACCTCTACGGCGGTCTCGACGACGACGTCCGCTGGGACCTCAGCTCCAACGAGGTCATGGACCTGATCAACGAGGCGACGGCGATCGTCGACCGCTGGCTCGCGACGGGAGGGGACCGATGAGACGCAAGGGCCACGTCAAGGGGCTCGCGGGCGAGGTGGCGGAAGCCTCGCGCGCGAAGACCGGGCGGCAGGCGATGCAGCCCAACGAGCTGGTCGCGACCGCCCGCACGCTCGAACGGCTGCTGCAGCGCCGGCGCAAGCTGCGGGTCGAGCTGCGGCGCCTCGACCGCGAGGTGAAGGCCGAGCGACGCAATCTGAAGGCGCTGGCCGGCCACTACAGCGGCGGCGGCGAGTTGTAAGTCCCACGCCACAATCCTAGGCCCCGCACAATCCTAGGATTGTGGTATCCTTGTCTCAGCCGCGATGGAGGCGGCCACCCATGACGAATGATTTTCGCAAACTCTTTGAAGGCCTGCGGGAAGCGGGCGAGGGCCTGACGCAGGCGGTCGCCGGCTTCACCAAGGCGGCACAGGCGGCGCTCGACGCACAGGGCGAGACCGACGACCTGCGCGAGACCGTGCATCGGCTGGAGGGTCTCGTGCTGGAGCAGGGGAACGAGCTGCGCGCGCTGCGGGCGGATCTGCGTCGGCGGAATGGCGGTGACCAGTGACGGCCGCCGTGCGTTGTCCGACCGTCACGCCCCACCTCACGCGCACCTACGCCGACGGCCGCGTCGAGCATCTGCACGACGTGCGCTGCGGCGGCCGGTTGCGTCCTTGTCCCATCTGCGGCCGCGAGACATTCTGCGGCCGCGAGGGCCGCTGCATCTCGGTCGCGGCGCAGAACACGGACCACTGGGTGCGCCGGCGCTTCAACATCGAGGATTACTACGGCGCCGGCGTCGTGGGCTGGACGCACGGCGAGACGTGGAACGGCTGGCAGACGCCGCACTTCGAGCGGGCCGAAGCGCGCGCGCTCATCGAGGCGCAAAACGCCGTGACGCCGCACGGCGTGGCCGCGTGGTTCGACGACGAGACCGACGCCGTCGTGATCGAGTTCGAGGGCGCGACCGACGGACAGGAACGCTACGAGGGCGCGGTCATCGAGACGCCGGAGGGCCCGAAGCACGTCTACGCGGTCGGCGCGTGGGCGTGGTGCTGGGACGCCATGGAGGAGGACCAGTGAGCCGCTTTGAAGTGTTCGTGTGGCTGGTGATCATTTACCTCGCCGTGCGCGACACATTGGTGCCGAAATGACGCGCGGCTACAACCGGACGTTCACGCCGCGCGGCCGCGGCAAACGGTATCTGCTCGACGCCATCCCGGCCGGGATGTGGGTGGCGGTGCGCGCGAAGGCGAAACGCGAGGGCGTCAGCCTGCGCGCGCTCATCCTGCAGCTGCTGCGCGAGTGGCTCGACCGCGCGGAGCGGGCGGCGTGAGCAAGAAGTTCGTCCACGGCGGCCGCTTCTATGGTCGACGCACGCTGGAGGGACCGCTCGAAGACGCGTCGGCCGCGGACGGCCCACCCGACCACTGGGTCTGCCGGCGCCTGCGTGACTTTCCGCACGGGATGCCCGAGGGCGGCGCGGTAACCGCGTGCAGCCGGTGCGGGTGCGCGATCGTGTTCAATCCCGCGCGGCTGGCGACCGTGCCGCCGGCCACGCCGAAAATCTGTATGCAGTGTGCCGGCATCCAGCCGCTCCCGATCGAGGAATCATGATGGCGTGCGACCACTACCGGCCGGATCACAACGGCGAGTGTCTGACCTGCGACGAGCCAGCCGACGCGCACGGCTGGCAAGAGAGCGCCGCGAGCGAGGCGCAGGCGGCCGACCTGTACGCCACGATGACGAGCGATGAGCTGCGCCGACTGCGAGTGGCGTTTCTCACTGACCGTGCGCACGTCACCAGCGTTCGCTCGCGCGCCTTCTGCGACGCGCGGGTGGCGCTTGTCACCGCGGAGCTGCACCGCCGGAAAACTTGACGCGCCGGCACCCGGCGCCGATACTGACCAGCGCGTGACCTAACCTGTCACGCCGGCGTGCGAGGCGAGCTACCGCCGGGCACCCGACAATCGAACGCCATCGACGGGGCGATGGTTGGCCGAGACGCCGACCGTCGCCCTTTTTTTATGCCCGAGACCGCCGTCACCAAGCAGGAGCCGCACTGCCCGAAGTGCGGGTGGCGGCTCGTGCCCCCGCCTAAGGTCGAGCCCGAGCTGCTGAAGCCCGCGGTCGCATGGATTGCGGTCGAGTGCGCCGGCTGCGACTGGCGCGGGCACGCCAAGTTCTGGACCCGGCAAACCGACGAACCCAGCTAGCGGGAGGGCGCATGGATCTGGTCTCCCTCATCGTCGTGATCACGCTCGTGGGCCTCTTGACGTGGGCGGTCGCCACCTACGTGCCGATGCCCGAGCCCATCAAACGCATCCTGATCATCGTCGTGGTGCTGGTGCTCATCCTGTGGCTGCTGCGGTTGTTCGTCGGCTACGTGCCGGTTGTGCGGTGATGCTCGCGGCGCTGGTGTCGAGCTGCGCGAGCGGGGAAGTGGAACAGCGGATTGCGATCCGCGCGCTGCATCCGCCGCAGGACATGATCTGCGCCGACCGCCAGCCCGTGAAGCTGCTCACGGCGGAGAGCTGCCGGCTCGGCATCTGCGGCTGGTCGTGCCTGCCTGACCGCTGGGGCGCCCGCTGATGGCGGAAGTGCCGCGGCAGGACCCGCCGGGCGCGCCGCCGCGCCAGCCCGAACCCAAGAAACGCAGCGCCGCCGCGACGCGCAAGCTCCTCGAAAAAGCGCGCAAGCGGTTCCGCCTCATGGCCGAGGCCGAGAACCCGGTGCGCAAGCGCCAGATTGACGATCAGAAGTTCGACGCCTCCGACCAGTGGGACAAGGAGCTGCGCCGGCAGCGCGAAGCCGACCGCCGGCCGTGCCTGACGATCAACCGCATTCACACCGGCGTCAAACAGATCAGCAACGAGCAGCGCAACAACCCGCCGGCGATCACGATCAACCCGGTGGATGACCTCGCGGACGTCGCGACGGCCGAAGTCTTTCAGGGCATCATCCGCAACATCGAGACGTCGAGTGACGCGCCGATCGCCTACGAGACCGCGGGCGAGAGCGCGGCGCGCATCGGCCAGGGCTTCATCCGCGTCTACACCGAGTACGCCGACGAGGCGAGCTTCCAGCAGCAGATCCGCATCGCGCGCATCTTCAACCGCTTCACGGTCTACCTCGACCCCAACGCCACCGAGTGGGACAAGCGGGACATGCGCGACGCGTTCATCACGGCGGACTTCGAGCCCGACGACTTCCGCGACCGCTGGCCGGATGCGCAAGCGTCGACGGCCGGCAGCGAGCTGTGGGCGTCGCTCGGCGACACGTCCAACGACTGGTATCCCGAGAACAAGATCCGCGTCGCCGAGTACTTTACGGTCGAGGAAGAGGAGACGACGCTCGGCCTCTTCAACGGGCAGACGGTGCCCAAGGACCAGTGGCCCGCGGGCCTGACGCCGGAGCGCACGCGCGTCGTGCGCACGCGCACGGTGCACTGGTACCTCATGACGGCGTTCGACGTGCTCGAAGAGACGACGGTGCCGGGCACACGTATTCCGATCATCCCGGTGACCGGCGACGAGTCGCTCGACGAGGTGGGCCGCACCGACTACCGCGGCATCGTGCGTGACGCGAAGGACCCGCAGAAGATTGACAACGCGATGGAGTCGGCGATCGTCGAGCAGATCGGGCTCGGGCCGCGCGCGCCGTTCATCATGGCGGAGGGGCAGGACGAGGGCTACGAGGACCTCTGGAAGACGGCGAACAACCGCAACTGGGCGCGCCTCATCTACAAGCCGCGCATCATCGAAGGGCAGCTGATGCCGCCGCCGCAGCGCAACGCGATCGAGCCGCCGATTCAGGCGTCGGTCGTCGCCGCGCAGCGCGCCGAGAACAACCTGCGCGCGGTGATGGGCTTCATGGACGTCCACGGCGCCGAGCAGGAGCCGCAGCAGCAGAGCGGCCGCGCGATTCTGGCCCGCCAGGCGCAGGCGCAGCAGGGCAACGTCAACTTCCTCGACAACGTCAGTCGCGCGATCCGCTCGCTCGGCCGGCTGCTCGTCGAGTGGGTGCCGATCGTCTACGAGATGCCGCAGATCATCCGCATCACCGGCCTCGACAACCAACCGAAAAAAGTGATGGTCCACAGCGGGAACCCGCCCGACCTCGGCGGGATGGACGAGGCGAGCTACACCGCGGCGCAGGGCCTCAAGGGCATCTTCGATCTGAGTGCCGGCCGGTATGACGTCACCGTGACGAGCGGCCCGAGCTATCAGTCGCGCCGGCAGGAAGCCGCGGCGGCCATGGTCGAGTATGTGCGCGCCTATCCGCCGGCCTTCCCGCTCGTTGGGGACCTGCTCACCAAGAACATGGACTGGCCGGGCGCGCAGGAGATCAGCGAGCGATTGAAGAAGATGTTGCCGCCGCCGCTGCAGGACCAGCCCGAGGGCGGCGGGCCGCCGGTGCCGCCGGCCGTGCAACAGCAGCTGATGCAATTGCAGATGCAGGTCCAGCAGCTCGGGCAGGAGAACCAGCAGCTGCAGAGCGGGCAGCAAGCGAAACTCGCCGACGTCGCGGCGCGCGAGCGCATCGCGGCGGCCGACCGCGCGAGCCGCGAGCAGATTGCCTATCTCAACGCGCAGATCCAGCTGATGACGACCGACGCGAAACTGAAGAGCGACAACGCGCAGCTGCTCTTCAGCGAACAGATCGAGAGCTTGCGGCAACTCACGCAGCAGCGGCACGACGCCGTCACCGAATCGCTCGCGCATCACGAAGCGATGACCGCGCAGGACCTCCAGCAGCAGCAGTTTCAGCAGGGGCAGGCGCAACAGCAGCAGCAGTTCGACCAGGGCCAGTCGCAGGACGCCGACCAGTACGCGCAGGGACAGGCGCAGGACCAGTTCCAGTATCTGCACGGGCAGGCGCAACAGGATCAGCAGTTCCAGCAGGGCCAGCAGCAGCAGGCGGCGCAGGCGTCGTCTGAAGGAGGCGCATGACCACCGAAGAGCCGGCCGTCACCTACTACGAACGGAAACCGCCGATCGTCGCCGCCGTGCAGTACACGACCGGGATGACCCCGTTGCCGCCGGGCATCGTGATCGAGGACGGACAGGCGGTGTTGCCGATGGGGCCCGGCATGTCGCAGCCGGTGCAGGACACGGACTGGGTGGTCACCGACCCGTACACCGGCGCGCAGACGGTCATGATCGACGACTACTTCTCGCGCGCCTTCGCGCTGTATCACGGGCCGGTGACCGAGGGCCGCCCCGTGGGCGCGCTGTAGAAAACTTGACAGGCGAATAGGGACCAGTCGCACACTAGCGACCACACATGACCTGACGACTTCGCGCCACGCGCTAGGGAGTAGCTACCCGACCAGCCGCACCCCGGCGGCGCGCGTGAGCAACAAGGGGACATCGACAAGGGGCGATGCAGGCCCGCGGACCACTCCGCGGATCAGCGTCGCCCCTTTTCGTTTGTCCCCGCGAGTCTGCGTGAACGATGGCGGACGAACCGACACCCAGCACGCCGAGCGCACCCGAGGCGCCGCCGCTCAACCCGGCGAGCGGCCATGACAGCTGGCCGCCGCTCACCGGCGACACCGAGCGTGCGGACCCGAACGCGAAGCTCGCGCCGGCCGCGGCCGTCACGCCCCGCACGAAGACGACGCCGACGGCTGAGCCGCTGCCGCTGGCGGCCGCCGAGGACGGCGACGAGGGCGACGACGACGGCACGGTCGAGGTGCAGGGGCACAAGCGCGGGCAACCGGGGAAACCGCTCACGCCGGCGCAGCGCCGCATCAACCAGGCGGTGGCCCGCCAGCGCGACGCCGAGCGGCGGGCCGAGGACGCCGAGCGCCGCTATCGGGACCTCGAAGCGCGGCAGGCGCCGACGAACGGCCACGGCACCCCGCCACCGCCCGCGCCGAACCGCGACCCGCAGCGCGCGAAACCCGACCAGCGGGACTTTGCGAACTACGAGGATTTTCTCGACGCCGTCATCGACTGGAAGAACGACCGCTTCGCGAGCGCGCTCTTTCAGACGCAGGCGCAGCTGCAGCAGCAGGCGCAGCAGCAGGGCGCCGACGCCGCGTTCAACGAGCGGCGCGACAACTGGATCAAAGACCACCCCGACTACCCCGACGTGGTGGCGGCCGCCACCGACATCGAGGTTTCGCACCCGATGGAGCAGTTCTTTCGGCACGACCCCGCCGGCATCGCCGTGATCGACTACCTCGCGCGACATCCTGAGGAAGCCAAGGATCTCGCCCGCCTCGCGCCCGGTCCCGCGTTTGTCAAATTGGGCCGCCTCGCGCAGACCCTCGACGCGCCACATCCAGCTGGCGTCGCGCCGCAGGGTCGTATCCCGACCCCCCGCGCCCCCGCACCCCTGACGCCAGTAGGGGCTGGGCCGCACCGTTCCACCGACCCGAGCGAGATCGACTTCGGGCCGGAATACATGCGCCGCAACAACGAGGCTGAACGCCAGCGGCGCCGGGCGGGTTTGCGATGAGGACACAGCACCATGGCGAATGCGTTGATCACGCCGCTGTGGGTGACGAAAGAAGTCGCGCGCATTCTGGTGAACAACCTGAAGTTTGCCGCGAACGTCAACCGCAGCTATGACGACCAGTATGTCCACGACGGCGCCAAAGTCGGCTACACCGTCAACGCGCGGCTCCCGCAACGGTTCCTGACGACCAAGGGGCAGGCCCTGCAGGTCCAGGGCATTCAGGACACCGTCGTGCCGATCACGTTGACCGATCAGGCCAACGTCGGCATGAGCTTCTCGACGGCGTCCCTCACGATGGAAGTCGACGACTACCGCAGCCGCTACATCAAGCCGGGCGCCGAGCAGCTCGCCAACACGGTCGACTTCGACGGCCTGCAGCGGTGCAGCAAGGAAGTCGCGAACGAAGTCGGCACGCTCGGCACGGCGCCCTCGACGCAGCAGACGGTCAACCAGCTCTACCTCAACGCGGGCGTGGCGCTGACGCAGCTCGCCTGTCCGCAGGACAGCCGGTGCCTCGTCGTCTCGCCGGCGCAGATGGCGAACCTCGTCGGGCTCAACCTGAACCTCTTCAATCCCGCGAACCAGATCAGCGACAGCTTCCGCAAGGGGCAGTTCGCCGCCAACGTGCTCGGGTTCGAGGAGATGTATCAGGACCAGAACACGTGGCGCCGCACCGCGGGCACCTACACGGCGGCCGGCACGGTGAGCGGCGCGGGGCAGACGGGCTCGACGCTCACGATCACGGGCTTTACCGGCAACCTCGCGGCCGGCGACATCCTGCGCCTGCAGAACGTCAACTGGGTCAACCCGCAGAACTACTCCGACACCGGCATCGCGGCGGGCTTCACGCTGCTGGCGCCGATCACGACCGGCGCGACGTCGGTCACCATCACGCCGCCGATCGTCGCGAGCGGGCCACTCCAGAACGTGACGGCCTCGCCGGCCAACGGCGCGACGATCACGGTCGACGCGACCACGGGCGTCACCGGCGACATCGGCCTCGGGTTCCACGCCGACGCGTTCGCGCTCGTGATGGCGGACCTCGACATGCCGCAGGGCGTCTGGGCGGCGGAACGGGTGCGCAGCAAGGAGCTGGGCATCAGCATCCGCTTCGTCAAGGCGTACGACATCTTCAGCGATCAATCGCCCGCCCGCATGGACATCCTCTACGGCTGGAAAACGATCCGGCAAGAGCTGGCCGTGCGCATCGCGAGCTAGGAGTGTACGCATGGCGATCAACGCAACGACCCTCGCGGGTCCGCTCGGTAAGAACGACGTCTATGCGCTCCTGACCGCGGCGACCGGCGCCGCGCAGGGGTCCTTCTGTCTCATCGGCAACGAGCTGTGCGCGTTTGTCGGCAACCCGATCGGCAACCAGGTGTTGCTGCGGCGCGGCCTCGATGGCAGCGCGGTCTCGGCGCACGCGACCGGCGAACCCGTGCAGATCGGGCTCAGCACCGATCTGGGCTCGCCGGCCCCCGGCAACGACACCGGCTTCGGGGTGCAGTCGGTCGGCAGCCCGGCGACGGTCAGCTACAGCGCGTCGGGCGCGATCAATCCGGTGCCCGGCACGGCGCTGCTCGTCGGGGCGGGGCCGTTCGCGATGACGCTCGCCGCGCCGTTACAGATCACCACCGGCACGCTCACGATCACCTCGACGACCGGCGCGGCGCACACCATCACGGTCGCGGGCGGGCTGGGTGGCGGCGGCTCGGCCATGGACGTGATCACGCTGCCGGCCGCGACCGCGAGCGTCGTGCTGCAGGCCAGCAACGGCAAGTGGTTGCCGATCTCGCTCGGCGGCGCGGCGGCCGCGTAGGCCATGCGGCGTCCGGGGTCGTCCGTCAGTTTCGATGACCACGCGGCGGCGCCTGTCGTCAAGCAGGCGCCGCTCATGATCGTGCCCTACGAGTATCGCGAGTATCCGCGCTGGTTCCGTCGGTGGGATGGCCGCACGTTCATCGAGCGGGAGGTCGCGAGTGAGCAAGAGCGCGAAACCCTCAGCGGTGACTGGGCGGCGACCTACGCCGACGCCCGCGCGATCTACGAACGCCAGCAAGAGCAGATCGCCAATGCCGCGGCCGAGCGCGCCCACAGTGACCAGAAGCTCTCGAAACGCGCCCGCGCCGAGAAGCTCGCCGAAGAACGCGCCACCGACCAGCACGTCACGGAGTGAACAGATGACCAACGAGACCAAGCACACGGGGCACAGCGGCGCCGCCACGGCCGAGCCGCCGAAGCCCGCGATTCAGGAATACCCGAAGCAGCTCTCGAAACCGAAGCCGCTCAAGACCGACCCGCTCGAATACGAGACCGTCATCGTCACGAGCAAGAAGGAAGAAGAGGAAAAAACCGCCGAGGGGTTCCTCGACGCCGAGAAGCGCGCCAAGCACGACCAGGAGCACGCGAAGGCCGAGGAGGCCAAGGCGAAGAAGTGACCGATGGCCGTCCCGCTCGTCACGCGCAGCGCGCTCGACCTCATCACCGACGCGCTGCGTGAACTGGAACTGCTCGGCGCGCGCGCCACGCCGAGCGCGGAAGATGCGCAGCTGGGACTCCTGCGCCTGAACCAGATGCTCGGCAGCTGGGCCACGCAGCGGCTCACCATCCCCGGCGTCGTGCGTGACCTGCATCCGCTCGTCAACGGCAAGGCGAGCTACACGATCGGCCCCGGCGCCGCCGATTGGAACCAGCCGCGGCCGCAGTGGATTCAGAACGCCGGCCTCGTGAACCTGAGCGCGAGTGGCGTCGAGACGCCGCTCGACGTGCTGACCGCCGACCGCTGGGCCGCCGTCAACATCAAGCCGCAGACCAACAACCTGCCGTGGGCCATCTACGACGACCGCGCCGAGCCGACCGGCACGATCACGGTGTTCCCGACGCTGCAGAGTGCGGGCTCGTTGCAGCTCGCGCTCTACATCCCGGTCGCGCTGCAGCGGTATCCGGACCTCTCGACGCAGGTCGGGCTCGGTGACGGCTACGAGGCGGCCATCAGTCGCAACCTCGCCGTCCAGCTCGCGCGCCCGTTTGGCCGGCCGCTCACCCCGGACCTTCTCGCGGAGGCCGCGGCGCGGCTCGCCGATGTGAAGCGCACCAACGTCGACCGCACCGAGCTGACGGTGGACCCGGCCTTCTGTGGCCGGCCGCTCGGCGGCTACGACATCTACAGCGACACCTATCGGGGCTGGCGATACTGATGGCCCAGATCCCGCTCGTGGGCCCGACGTATCAGAGCAAGAGTGTCGCGGCCGAGTGTCAGCGCACGATCAACTGGTATCCCGAAGCGATCGAGAGCCAGATGGGGAAGAGCGGCGCGGCGGCCGTGCTCTACCCGACGCCCGGCCTGCGGCAGATCCCGTCGACCGCCCTCCCGGGGGTGTGGCGCCGCAACGGGCTGCTCGCGATGCCCTATCAGGCGGACGCGAGCTTTCAGGGGACGGTCGGCTTTGGCGTGTGCGGCACCCAGTTCGTGCAACTCAATCCGATCTGGGGCGGGCCGAACCCCGCCGTGCCGGTCGGCATCGCGATCGGAGTGCGCGGCCAGGTGCGCGACGACGGGCAGCCGGTGCGCATGGCGCACAGCGGCATCGCCGGCAACAAGCTGCAGGTCGTGCTCTGCAGCGGCGGCGCCGCCTACCTGTATGACCTCGGCACCGGTGTGCTGACGGGGCTCACGCTCGCCGTCTCGCCCGTCATCTCGGTCTTCTACATGGACGGGGTGTTTTTCGCCGTGAGCCCGACGAAGTTCCAGATCAGCGACGACAATTTCCGACCCGGGCATGTGGGCGCGGCGACGTGGGACCCGTCGGCGGTCGCCAACCGCAGTGAAGGCGCCGACCCGATCGTCACCGGGCTGCAGAACCACCGCGAGGTGTGGCTGCCGGGCGAGCACACGACCGAAGTCTGGTACAACACCGGCGGCTCAGACACGCCGCCCTTCGCGCCCATCCCCGGCGTGTTCGTCGAGCTGGGCTGCGCCGCGGCGCACTCCTTCACGCGCGTCGACCAGTCGGTGGCGTGGCTCGCGAAGACGCGCGACGGCGACCGCATCGCCGTGCTCCTGACGCAGTATGAACCGCAGCGCATCTCGACGCACGCGATCGAAAACACGTGGCGCAGCTACGCGCGCGTCGATGACGCCGTCGGCTGGACCTATCAGCAGGACGGCCACACGTTCTGGATGCTCGCCTTTCCGACCGCGAAGGCGACGTGGGTCTATGACAGCGCGACGCAGCTCTGGCACGAGCGCAGCTACTGGAACCCGCGCACCGCGGAACATGAAGAGCACCGCGCCGCCTGCGGGATGCGCGCGTGGAATCTCACGATCGTCGGCGACCGCGCGAGCAGCACACTCTACGCGCTCGACCCGGAGATTGCATGGGACGACGTGCCGGAGTTTCGCAACAGTCCCATCCGGCGCGTGCGGCGCTGCCCGCATCTGTCGAGCGAAAACCGCAACCAATTTTTTGCGGAGCTGCAGGCGGAGCTGGAGACCGGCCTCGGGCGTCCGGTGGGCGCGATGCAGGGCGCGAGCAGCACCGGCTTTCCGGTCGGCGGCCCGGTCGGGCAGGACCCGCAGCTGATGCTCCGCTGGAGCGACGACCGCGCGCACACGTGGTCGAGCGAGTGGTGGCGGTCGGGGCATCGCATGGGCACCTACGGCGCGCGCGTGCGGTGGCACCGGCTCGGCGCGTCGCGCGACCGCGTCTTCGAGCTGAGCGTCAGCGACCCCATCCCGTGGCGGCTCACGGGCGCGTATGTGGAGGCCAAGGGCGCATGAGCCCCACCTACGGCAAGGAAAAGTTTCCGGTGAGCAATCCCGTGTTCAAGGGCACGGGCGGGCTCACGCGCGCCAGCACGACGCCGCTCGACCTCTCGGTGCCCTACGTGCCGAACAGCGCCGCGGTGGTCGAGGCCAACAGCCTGCTCATGACGCGGCTCTGGCTGGAATTTTTCCGGCGCCTCGTCGGCACCGTGAACAACGTGGCGGTCGCGCTCGGCAGCATCCCCAGTGCGAACAGCGGCTCGATCGCCCAGCAGCCGACCGGGCTCGGGCCCTCGCAAGCCGGGCTGATCTACACCGTCACCGCACCCTACAACCACACCATGGTCTGGAACGGCACGGTGTGGGAGTTTTACGCGGGCGATTGCGGGAGCGGCTGGCTCGCGCCGTTTCTGGTCCTGCCGGGCACGCCCGCGAACTGGCAGGAGTGCGACGGCACGGCGACGGACTATCTCGCCGCGGGCGGCACGTCACTCGTCGCCACGCCGTTCACGACGCCGGATCTCAAGACCACCAATCGCTATCTGCGCGGCGCCGCGGTCGCCAATCAACTCGTGGCGGCGCAGGCCGCCGGCATCACGCTCAGTGGTGCGATCACGCCGGAAGCGTCGCACGTCCACAACGTGACCGTCGGCACGCATCAGCACGGGGTGACCGGGCTCGCGCACACGCACACCGGCACGACCGACGGCGAAGGCAACCACACGCACGGCTTCAACGTCGACAGCGGCATCGAGGCGCTCAATGCCGGCACGAGCGGCCTCGGCCTCGGTGTCGGCGGCAACAGTCACCACCACAACGTCAGCGGCACGACGAATCCCGGCAGCCTGCATTCCCACACGTTCACGACGAACAGCGGCGGCGGCGGCGGCACGAACACCGACCCCGCGGGCGCGATCAACCAGAACACCAGCGCCGGCAGCAGCCATACGCACGCGCACACGCTCGCCGCCGTCAACGACCTCGGCAGCGTGCCGCTCACCTACACCGTGCGGTTCTACTTCCGCCGATGAGCGCGATCACCGTCCGTCCCGCGACCCTCGACGACCTGCCGGCCATCCTGCCAATGGCGCGGCGCTTTGTCGCGAGCTACGGCGCGGGCCTCACCGAGAACCTCGCGCAGCTCACGGGGCTTGCCACGCATCTCATCACCAATCCCGCCTGCACCCTCCTCGTCGCCGAGACCCATCACGGGCTCTGCGGCTTTATCGGCCTCGTCGGCTACGCCCACCACGTGAGCGGGGTCCCGACGGTCGGCGAGGTGGCATGGTGGGTGGAACCCGCGGCCCGGGGCAGTGGACTGGCGCTCCTCGACGCGGCGGAACAGTGGGCGACCGCCTACGGGGCGCAGCATCTCCTGATGATTGCGCCCAACGAGCGCGTCGGGTCGCTCTACACGCGCCGCGGCTACCGCGCGGTCGAGACCACGTATCAACGCGCACTCGTGCCGGCCCACGTCGAACCCGAGCCACTGGAGGACGCCTCATGATCGGCACCCTGACGGCGATTGCGCTGGCGGCGAGCGCGGGCTCGTCGATCGCCAGCGCGGCCATCCAGAGTCACGCGGCGAACACGGCCGCGAAGACGCAGACGGATGCCGCCAACCAGGCGATTGCGCTGCAGCGCGAGCAATACCAGAACGCGCAGCGGCTCTATGCGCCCTACATCCAGCGCGGCAACCTCGCCGGCGATGCGATGACGGACTTCCTCGGCCTGACCGGCACGCATCCCGGGGCGCTGCCCGCCGGGAGCCTCCTGCCGCCGATGCCGAGCCGCGGGTATCCGGCCGGGATGGGGGCGCCGCAGACGTTCCAGCCGAGCGGCGCGCCGCCGGTCGGCCAACCGGCGCCGGCGACGCTGGCCGGCTATGCGGGGGCGCCGGCCCCGCTCACGCCCGGGCAGCAGACCGTGCTCTCGCGCTATGCCGGGACGCCGCGCGGCTTGGGAGGCATCTGACCATGGCGGGCTTTCGCGGCATCACGCCCGGCTACGGCGCCATGCCGACCTCGCCGGGGGTCGTGCCCGACTACGGCGCGGCCACACTCGACCCCGGCGCCCGGCCGAACCTCGGGCTCTACACCCCGGCGGCGGCGCGCGCCATGGGTGGCGGGCCCGGGATGCTGGGCGGGGGTGGTGCGCCCGGTCTGGGCACGCTCGGCGCGTGGAGCGGACAGAACTGGGGCCAGCCGGCGGGGCGGGGCGGGGCGGCGCCGGCCGCCACGCTGACGCTCGCCGACTACGCCGGCGGCCGCTACGGCGGGTTCCCCCGCTCGTCGTGGGCGACCGGCCATTTCTCACCCTTTGCGAGCGGGTACTGAGCCATGGCGAGTGAAGGCGGCCGCAGCGCCGGCGATTACTACACCCCCGGGTATCACGTGGGGAACCCCTACGACGACCCGGCTCCGACGACGACGGCCGCCCCCGCGCCGGGTGCGCCCACCGCCGTCGGCTACAACCCCGACGACCTCTGGGACCCCGGGGCAGGGGGTGGCGCCGGCAGCAACCGTGACGTCTTCCAGCAGATCGCCGACGCGTTCGAGCGCCGGGGCTACGCGCCGACCATCGCGCGGGTCAACGGCTGGGGCAGCAACATCGACCCGACCTACCTCGCGACGATCATTCGGTCGATCAACGCGATGCCACAGGGCGCCTGGACGCGGCCCGCCGCGGCGCCCCCGCCCGGCACGACCCCGCCGCCCGGCACGACCCCGCCGCCCGGCACCACCGGCGGCGGCACCGACCTGCGCTCGCGCCTGCTGGCCGTCTACCAGAAGTACGGCCTCGACCCGAACAACCCGGGCCTTTCCGACCTCGCGGGCATCGACTACTTCCTGCAGCGCGCGAACCAGACCAACCCGAACGACATTCAGTACTGGGTCGATCGCCTCGATCAGGAGATCACCTACCGGAAGACCGGCCAGCGCGGGCCGCTCATGGACACCAGCCCCGGGGGCGGGGGCGGGATGCCGGCGGTGCCGCCCGCGCCCGAGTTCCACTTCGACCCGTGGACCGGGAAGTTTGTCGCGCCGACCGACGTCACCGAACAAAACGATCCCGGCTATCAGTTCCGCCTCAACCAGGGGATGCAGGCGATCGGCAACGCCGCGGGCGCGGCCGGGACGCTCGGCAGTGGCGCCACCGACAAGGCGCTGGCGCGCTACGCGCAGGACTACGCCAGCAACGAGTATGACCGGGTCTACAACCGGGCGCTCGGCGAGTATCAGACGAGCTACGGCGAGTACATGGACGCCTACAAGAACGCCCTGACCACCTTCGGGGTGAACTACGGGACGCAGACCGATGCCTATAACCGCGCGTGGCAGCAATACATGCAGGCCTACGGGGAGGGGCAGGACTACTTCAACAACATGCGCGGCCTGAGCAACGATTACTACAACCGCCTGACCGGGCTCTACAGTGCGGGCGGCTCGGCGACGAGTGGGGCGGCCGGCGCGGGCGATCAGTACGCGACGCGGGCGGCCGACTACATCACGCAGGGCGCCAACTCGACCGCGGCAGGCCAAGTCGGGTCCGCCAGCGCGTGGGGCAATGCGCTCAACGACACGTCGCGGCTGGCGCTGCTGGCCGGGACCGGCTACGGCGCGCGCAACCCCTACGGGTATCTGCCGAACCCGGTCTGGCAGATCCCGCGCATCTGAGGCCCCGTGCCCGACCAGACCCTCGCCGTCTTCGCCGGCGACCGCCCGCAGATGACGTTTGCGATCGTCAACGGGGTACCGGTCGCGCTCGACGCGAACGGCGATCCGATCCTCGACCAAGGGCCGCAGCTGCCCACCCTCGCGTCCTATGCCAGCGGCTACGACCCCTACGCCGCGGCGAAGCAGGCGACCTCGATCGGGCCGGCGCAGGTCACCGACCGATACCTGCCACCGCCGCTCTCGACCATGAACCTGTTCGACGTGCTGCAACGCCTCGGGCTCGGCCGCTCGCGCCCCCCGACCATCGCGGCGCAGGACCCCTACGGCATCGGCGCGTGGGAACAAGGCGGGGAGGCGCCGGGCTTCCTGATGGGCGCGACCGAGGCGGTGCCCGAGGGGGCCCTCACGCCGGCGCAGCTCAAACGTCTCTGGGACCTGAAGCAGGCGAGCGAGGTGCCCTACACGCGCAGCGCCGGCGGGAACCTGATCCTCTCGACGCGCGTGCCGACCGCGAAGCGGTTGAGCGGCTATGCCGAAGGCGCGGCGCCGCTCATGACCGGCCTCGCCGAGGCCGCGCAGGACCCGGTCTACTATCACAAGCTCGCCGGCGAAGCGCGCCGCTCGATGCTCCTGCGCCCGCACGAGCAGATCCTGTCGGACCCGCAGGTCCTCGATCTGGTCACCAAGCGCATGGCCGAGAATAACGTCGGGCTCGTCGCGATGCAGGACCCGGCGCTCGTGGCGCGCGAGACCCAGTGGTATCAGGGCGGCCACACCCTCGCCGGCGCGCACGGCGAGCTGGCGGGGTTCAGCGGCCCGCAGGCCTACGACGTGGGCTCGGCGCTCTTGGCCGCCGAGAGCCCGACGAAGGAGTGGAACCAGAACATCGACATCAGCCGGCGCCTCGCGACCGACTACACGAAGTTCCGGCGCGCGGACGAGCCCTTTTCAAAGGACGCGTTCCAGCAGTTTGCCGACACGACGCGCGCCTCGGCCAGGGCGTGGGTCGAGGACCACCACTACACCGGCACGAAGGCCGCGGACCACCTTGCGAAGGCCGAGGCCAAGATCGAGGAGGCCGGCCGCTACATCGGCCGGAAGTTCAGTGATCTCCCGACGCGCCAGCAGTCGCAGTTCATCCGCGCGATGAGTGAGCGGCACGACAGCCCGTACTATCCGGTCTACGGCCCGGAGGGCACCATCATCGCGCCCTACGCGCTGGGCGAGACGGGCGAGAAGCTGCCGCTCGTCTGGCAGTCCTACGAGAACCTCGACGCCGGCCTCTCGGTGCTCAAGGACCCCTCGCCGGAGAACATCTCGCGCGCCATGGGCTTCGGGCACAAGAAGCGGTCGTTCTTCACCAACCTGAGTGACCCGTTCTTCACCGGCGCCTCGACCGCCGATACGCACAACGTGGGCGGCGCGCACTTCCGGCCCATGGGCGGCGACACCCCGCGCGTGCTGGCGGTGATGGGCGGGGCCGGCAGCGCCTCGACCGGCATCCGCGGCGCGCATCCGCTCTATCGCGAGGCCAACGCGCTCGCGGCGGAACAGCTCGGCCTGCGACCCAATCAGCTGCAGTCGGCCGGCTGGGAGGGCATCAAGGGCCTGTTCACGCCGGCGCAGCGCCGCGACCCGGCGCTGATGGGGCGAGTCGACGCCGTCTGGCACGATTTCCAGATGGGCCGTCTCTCGATGGACAATGCCCAGCGGTTGACGATCGACCTCGCCGGCGGCCTGCAGGCGCCGGCGTGGGTCAGTGACGCCGAGCTGACTGACATCCTGAAGCGGCACAACCTCTACCTGCCGCGGGAGAAGTAGATGCCGCTCGACCCCCGCATCCCGCTCATGGCCGCGCAGGCGCCGCAGGCGCTGGACCCCTTCTCGCTGTTCCTGCAGATGCAGCGCCTGCAGCAGGCGCGCGAGGAGCAGGCGGGCCTCGCCGAAGAACGCCAGATGCGCGCGCAGGAAATTGCGACGAGCACCGAGTTCAACCGCGCCAAGCTGGAGGACTGGCGCCACCAGCAGGGCGTGACCTCACAGGCCGCACGCATCGCCGGCGCGATCGACAGCGACGACCCGGAAGCCATCCGCAAAATGGTGGCGAGCGTCGGCGACCCCGAGCTGCAGAGCAAGGTGATGGAATTCGTCCAGCAGCGGCGCGCCACGAGCGGCGCGATCGACGAGATCCAGAACCTCGACCGCAAGCGGGCCGCGAATCTCGTCCGCTCGCTCACGCCCCCCGGCGCGACGAGTTATGACCCGACGCTCGTCGAGACCGCGCTGCGCCTCGACCGCGACCCGCGGGCCATGAAGCTCTGGCAGTACGTGCAGGGCGACCCGGCCAAGCAGAAGGCGCTCGTCGACCACTGGGCCGACTACGGCGACAAACCCGAGATGAAGGACGTGGCCGCCGGGCACACGCTGACGCGCGTCACCCCGGGCGGGCAGGCGAGCGCGGTCTACACGGCGCCGGGCACGCCGACATTCGTCAAGGGCTGGCTGGGCCCGAATCTCGTCGAGGCGCAGCGGGACCCGCAGAGCGGCCGCGTGACGTATCTCGGCCAGGATGTGACGGCCCGCTGGCAGCCGCTCGAAGCGCAGCGCACGCCGTCGCAGCAGATTGAAGACCGCCTGCACCGCGCGCAGGCGACCGAGGCTGAACAGAAGGTGCGGGATGCCGCGGCGGCCAACGCGCTCTTCGGGGGTGCGGCGGTCGGTGCGCCGGCGCCGGTCGGCCCAGCGCGGCCACCCGTGTCCGGTCAGGCGCCGTCAGCCGGGCCAGCCGGGCCACCGGTGTCCGGTCAGAGTCCGCCATCCGGCGGACAGGCGCCGGGCGCGACCTCGGACCCCGACTACCTCTTCGGCGCGGTGCCGCAGCGCAACGAGGCCTACCTCCAGACGCTGCCCCCGCAGGCGCAGAACCTGCTGCGCGGCATCAGCGCCGGCAAGCAGCCGTATCCGACCGGCCGCGCGTTCACATCGCCGCTCGGGCAACAGATCGTCAGCGCCATCAACCTCTACGACCCGTCCTTCGATCAGGCGAACGCCGGCGCGCGCATGAAGACCCGGAACGCGTTCACGAGCGGCACCGAAGCGAAGCAGGTCAACGCGCTCAACACGGCGCTCGGGCATCTGAGCGAGCTGACCGACGCCGTCACCGCGCTCAAGAACAGCGACTACCCCGATTACAACCGCATCGCGAACAATCTCAAGACCCGCATCGGGTGGACCGGGCAGACGGATTTCAAGACGATCGCGCCGCGCGTGGTGCAGGAGATCACGCGGCTCTGGCGTGGGGCCGGCGGCGCCGAGGCCGACATCGATCGCGATCTCGAAACACTCGACCCCGCGATGGCGCCCAAACAGCTCTACTCGTCGATCAGCAAGACCGCGCACATGATGGAGGACAAGCTGCACGCGCTGGAGTCGCAGTACGCGCAGGGGATGGGCACCGCGCCCGTGCGGATGCTGGACCCCGGGGCGCAGCAAACGCTGCGGCAGCTGGAGAATCTGTTGCAAGGCGGCGGCGCGGCCGGTAGCGCGTCGAGTGGCCCCCTGCAGCGGCCCATCCCCGGCATCCCGGGCGGCGTGGCCGAGTCGACCGATGGCGGTCGCACGTGGAAGCGGGTCAAGTAGCGATGCCGCAGCAGCCGCAGGTCGGCGACGACGTCACCGCGCTCATGGGCGGCGCGCCGAGTGGTGGGCCGGCCCCGCAGGTCGGCGACGACGTCACGCATCTGTTCACCGACCAGGGCCTGCCCGTCTATCGCACGCAGAACAATCCGCCCGACTGGACCGAGCTGGCCGGCATCGCGGGCCAGCACGTGCTCCAAGGCATCAACCCGCTGCCGCTCCTCAAGGACGTCGCCGACCACTGGGACCCGTGGAGCGACCCGGCCTCGAACATCGGCAAGGCGGCGTTCCGCCTCGGGATCAACGTCGGCAAGGCGCACTACGGTCTGCTCAAGCAGTCCATCGACCTCTTCAACAAGGCGCGCGAGACGCAGAGCGGCGTCGACCTCGCGGACGCGTTGACCCACTTCGCGGCCGCGCTGGTGCCGGTGATTGGGCCGGGCATGGCGCGCGCGGGCGAGCAGATCGGCCACGGCCTCGGGAGTGGGGACCTGCGCGACGCGGCCGCCGGCGTGGGCGACACGCTCGGCATCGTCGGCCCGATGGTGGTCGGCGCCGTGGCGCCCAAGCTCAAAGTGCCGGGCCTGACGCCGGCGAACCCGGTCGATGCAGCCGCCGTCGCGTGGGCCGAGCGGGAAGGCGTGCCGCTCTCGGCGGCCGCGGCGACCGGCGGGAATACGTTTGTGCAGGGGATACAGACGCTCGCCGACCGGTCCATCCCGGGCGCCGTGATCGCGCCGCGGGCCGCGCAGGCCTCCGCCGAAGGGCTCGCCGCCGCCGGCCGACGCGTCGCGACGGACATCTATCCGGACCCCGTCACCCCCGAGCAGGCGGCGACGCTCGCGCGGGGCGACGTGACGCGGCAGATCCGCACCCTGCACAAGGAAGCGGCGACGGAGTATGGCAAGGTCGAGGCGGCGTCCCAGCTCCCCGAGAACCTCGACCCCGTGCCGCGGCAGCCGACCGCGCAGGAGCTGGCCGACGCCGCCGCGCTCAAGAAGACGCGCCGCCCGTATCAGCAGGACTCGCTCGGCTACGTGCCCAAGGACGACCAGCTCGCCGAGCTGCGCCGCATCCAAGAGGAGCTGGACACGTTCCAGTTCACCAAGCACACCTTCACCCCGGTGGAGCGCGGCCGCGGGCAGGCCTACGACGTGGCGAGCGGCTCGCCGAACGCCGCGGTCCTGCAGGACATCGTCGGCGAGTTCAAAGACCTGACGGGCCGCAAGACCGCGCCGCAGGCGTCGGTGTTCCGCCAGGCGGTCGAGAGCGCGCTCCGCACCGGCTACTACACCAACGAAGCCAAGGCGGCGCTCAACATCGCGAAGGCGCGCCTCGCCGGCGAGCCCGGACTGGCCGCGCCGTGGTTGCCCCCGGAGGCCGGCGCGGCGGCCGCGCCGATGGAGGACCTGCCGCTCGCGGTCGACATGCGCCCGTACAAGACCGCGCTCGACCCCGTGCGCGCCGAGCTGCAGGCCGCGCACGACATCGCGCCGCTCCAAGGGGCGCAGGCCGGCGCGCTGCGCACGCTGACGTCGATTGTCGAGGGGCCGGATTACGCGCCGCTGCTCGCGGCCGACAAGGCGCGCAGTAACCTGCTCGCCGCCGCGCGCACCGCCAAGAAGATGAGCACCCTGAAGACGCCGGCGGAAGCGATTGCGCTCAAGGCGGCTGGCGCGCTCGATGACGCGATTCAGGCGCGCGCCGCCACCGCCGCCGGCGACGTCGCCGAATCACTCCGGCTCGGGCGGGCGTTCACGCGCGAGAAGTTCAACGTGCAGGGAGTCGCGCGCCAGATGCGGGACGAGGATGTGCGCGGCCTGCGCAGCGCCGAGCCCCTGCGCTTCTACAATCAGGCCCTGCGCGGCGAGAACATCGGGCTGTTGCGCGATCTCGCGAAGATCGCGCCGGATGCCCCCGCGCGGATTGGCCGCGCGATGCTCGACGCCTCAATCGACCGGCTCACGCAGCGCGGCGGGCTCTCGATGGTGGGCGAGGAGGCGGCGCGCTGGGAGCGGCTCCCGCCGGCGACGAAGGAGCTAATCGTGCCCGACGCGGCGCACCGGGAGGCGATCACCAACTTCTACACCGTCGCGCGGCGGCTCATCGCGGAGCCCAATCCGAGCGGGACGGCGCATCAGGCGATTCTGACGACGCAGGCGGGGACGCTCGTGTTTAATCCCTCGCTCGGCATTCCGCTGCAGATCACGGGCGGACTCGTGTCGAAGCTGCTGCACTCGACGGCCGGCGTGCGACTGCTCACACGCGGCCTGACGATGCCGACCCGCAGCGCCGCCGCGGCGGGGTTGATCGACGATCTGGTGCAGGCGATGCGCGCGAGCCAGGCCGCGCCTACCGCGGCCCAAGAGCAGGAGCGACGACAAACACCCACAGGAGCAGCAGTGCGGCGTTAAGCACGCACACGAGCCCGATGCCAATGACGATCATCTGCCAGCCAAAGAGCAGCTGCTTGAAAACCTGCCCGGCGTCGACACCGATCGCGCCCGGGGCGGGGGAGCCCACCGGCTGCGGCCGGCGGAACGGTAAGAGCTTCGACATGGTCCATCTCCAGTCTCACTCAGTTTACCTCGGAGTCTGAACCATGCCACCCGGTGTCTTGCTCCCGCCCGCGATTCAACAGTTTTTCGACAGCAACGGCAAACCGCTCGACGGCGGCTCGATCGCGTGGTATCTCGCCGGCACCTCGACGCCGTCGCCGGCGTATGCCGACAGCGGGCTCGTGACGCCGCTCGCCAACCCGGTGCCGTTGTCGAATCCCGGCGGCCGCGCGCCAGCCATGTGGCTCGATGGCGCGCTCGCCTACAAGGAAGTGTTGCTGGACGGCGCGGGCTCGACCATCTGGACGGCCGACAACCTGACGAGCGGGCAGAGTGTACCGACCGTCACGGTGGCCGCGAGCGGGAACGTGTTCAACGTCGCGGTGCCGACCGCGCCGGTCGTGGGCGTGCAGTTCACCAATACGGCGGCGTCGACCTCGGTCACGGGCTTTGTCGGCGGCCAACCCGGCCAGCTCCTCGTCCTGCGCGCGGTGCCGACCGCGCAGGTCCTGCTCTACCCCAACAACAGCAACAGCGCGCCGGGGGACATGCTCGCGAATTTTGTCGGGACGATCGCCACGCCGCTCTACGGCGGCGCGGCGATCTACCAGCGCGGCGCGGCGGGGCAGGGCTGGAACTTGATCAGTCACGAGCAGGGCGCGCCCGTCGCATGGACGCCGACCTACACGCTCGGCGGCGCCACGCCCGTCGGGATGACCTACGGCACGCAGCTCGGGCACTACGTGCTGCGCGGGCGGCAGGTGTTCCTTGGGTTGCGGCTGACGCTCAGCGCGAAAGGCACCTCCACCGGCACGCTGCAGCTCGCGGGCCTCCCGGTCAACGACGTGGCGCCCGGCTCGGAATCCGGGTTAATTGCGCACTACGCGGGCGGCTGGGTCGGGCTCGGCACCGGCGGCATCACCGGGTATGTCAGCGGGCTGGTCGTGCAACTCGTGGTGTGGACCTCCACCGGTATCGTGCCGATGGGGGATGGCAATCTGACCGCCGGGAGCGACCTCATCGCGACGGTGCAGACGCTCGCGGCGTGACATGCCCAGCCTCCTTGCGCCCCTGCCGATCCCGCAGTACTTCGACACGGCCGGGAAACCGCTCGCCGGCGGGCAGCTGACCGCGCTGGGCGCCGGCACGACCACGCCCAGTCCGCTCTATGCCGGGGCCCCGCTGCAGGTCCCGCTCGAAGACCCCGTCATGTTTGACGCGGCCGGCCGACCCGCGACCGTCACGGGTCAACCGCAGGAGCTGTGGATCGACAGCGCGCTCGCCTACAAGTTCCAGCTCGCGGCGGCCGACGGCACGCTGCTGCAGACGGTCGACAACGTGACGAGCGCGTTCGCGGTGCCGGTGGTCACGGTCACGACGACCGGCAGTCCCGCCTCGGTTCCCGTGCCGAAGGCCCCGATCGTGACGGTGGAATTTACCCAAGCCGGCACCCTGCAGGTGGCGGGGTTTCCCGGCGGGCAGCCGGGGCAGCTGCTGCTGCTGCGCTCCCGCACGGGCTTCGCGACGGGCCTGCTGCATCTGGATGCCGGGACCGCCGTCACCGACCGCTTGACCAACTTCGCGACGTCCGCGCCGACCTATCTCGTGAGCCCCGGCGTGGCGCTCTATCAGCACGGCAGTGCGGGGCAGGGCTGGTCTCTGATCAGTCACACGCAGGGCGCCTTGCTGCCGTGGACGCCGACGTGGACCTTTGGCGGCGCCTCGGTCGGGCTGACGTATAACACCCGCGACGGCCAAGTCCTCCTGCAGGGCCAGTATGCGACGGGCAGTCTGCGCCTGCAGTTGACCGCGAAAGGCACCAGCACGGGCCAGGTGCTGATCCAAGGCTGGCCCTATCTGTGGCAGCAGCCGCCCGCGCAAACCGTCCACGGGCCCTATGTCGGGTACGGCCTGAATTTCACCGGGCTCCCGGGACGGCTCACGTCGAGCTACTCCGCGCAGGGCGTGTCGCCGCAGCAGATTTATCTGTGGGCGTTCACGGGCACGACGCCGGTCGCCGTGTCGGACGCCTTCTGCACCAACACCAGTGATCTGATTGTGCAGTTCCGCTATCCGGTCGTCTAGGCGCGCGGGGTGTAGTCCTTCACTTTGACGTAGGTGTCGCCGTCGCGCGTGATGTAGCCGCGGCGGAGCATCGGCCCGATCGCATTCGCGATGCGCGTCGCCTTCACGATCGACCGTTTGCGATTCTTTCCCCGCAGCGCCTCGATGATGCCCTCGCGCGTGCGCGGCACATCGAGCACCGCGAGGAGCTGCAGCGAGCGTTCCTGTCCCGCGGCGCGGAACTTCTCGGTCCACGTTGGCTTCGGCGGTTTCGTCGGCGCCTTCGCGTTCGCGCGCGGTTTGTTCTCGCGCCGCCGCTGCGCGAGCTTGCGCTCGACGTCCTGCACGACGTCCGCTTCACTGACGGGCGGCAAGGCAAAGGGCGCGTGCTTCGGGTCGATCCGATAGCGGCCGTAGGCGCCCGTGAGGTACTTTCCCACCTTCATACGCGAGAGCACATTCTGGAGTTGCATCTGGGTGAAGGACTCGCCGGCGCCGTTCAACTGCGCGCGGATCTGCGGCATGGTGAAATTGACGCCCGGCGCGGCCGCGAGGATGGCGTACACGCGGCGCGTGAAGAGCGACCATTGCCCGCCGCGGCGCGTCGAGGTTTCATCGGCGAGGACCGCGCGCAACTTCTCGGGCAACTGGTCGGCCGCGTGCCCGTTGCTCGCGTGCTGCTCTTCGTCAATCACCAACTGATAGGCCTGCGCGACCTGTTTGAAATGGTCCACGCGCGCGCGCAGTTTGTCGAGCTGTTGCGGTGTCAGTGTCATGCGTCCCCCCGATCAGACGTTAGGTGGCGGTGACGCGCGCCGTGAAGCGTTCCACGCGCGTGCGGTGCGCGACGTTCCGCCGAGTGTGTGTCCGCTGCCGCAGCCGTTTCCGCTCGGCGGCCTCGTCGGCCTGTGCGGCGTGTTTGATGGACTCGAACGTCGCCAACTTCGCCAAATGTTTCTTGCACCACGTGGTCAACGGCGTGTCGCCGCCGAGGCCCTTGGCTTGAAACGCCGCGCCCGAGCACCGCCAGGCTGACCACGCCCACGCGCGGCAGCGCGAGCATCTCCGGCGAGACATGCTCGAACACGTCGGCCGTGTCTTTCACCTTGAGCGGCGCGAGCGCGGCGGTGAGGAACGCGCACGCCAGATAGTTGAAGCAGTCGACGCCGGCGAGCTGGGACCGCGTGAAGGTATCCTTGCCGACCTGCAGGACCGGTGTGGCGATGCGGCGCTGCAGCTGCGTCGCGTGGTAGTGTCCGAGCACCGCATTAGAGAGATCCATGGGGCCTCTTCGAGAAATGGAACGTGACCGTGAGCGTGTTGGGGGGATGCGGGTCGTGGTCGCTGGTGATCGGGTATTGGCTCACGACGCGCACGCCCGCGCCGGCGCGCGGATAAATCGTGGCGACGAGGTGGTCGTCGTACCACACATCGACCCCATCCTCGGTCTGGTCGACGCGCGGCGCCACCACGAGACGCGCGCGCGTCACGCGGGGTCGTCTCCGGTCTGGTCGAGGTCGTCGGCGACGGCGCGCATCATGACCGCGAGGCGCGCGCGGTCTTCGGGTTGGATCAGGAGGGAGCAGCCGGAGCCCTGCTCACCGCCGAGGACGATGAGCGCGACGCCGGTCGCGCGCGTGGTAAGCGCCACCGTACGCGTGATGTCGCTGTAGCGGTACCCCCCCCCCCCCCCCCCCCCCCCCCCCTCTTTTCTCTCCCCCCCCCCCCCCCCCCCCCCGACCACGGGG